ATCAGCCCAATTAGTACCACCATATGCAACATAACCAGTTAAACTAATTAATAAATGGTGTATGTAACTAAAATCGATTTTTAGACCTTCAATATCCACATTCTTATCATAGAGTTGGATTAATTCTTTGACCTTATCAAATTCTTTATAATGAATCAATGGTTCAAATATTATTACCTTATTTAATAATGTAGGTTTAATCTTTTCAGCCCACTCAAAACCTTGTATTTCTTCTTTTATGATTTTTTTGATCCCCATATACAATTAAATATTAACATAAACGGTAAAACTTAGTGAGGACAGGGAGGGATTCGAACCCCCGAATAAATAACTGGTTTGCAATCAGCCCCCTTAAACCACTCGGGCACCTGTCCTTATGTTATTTGTACACCCTGATGGATTCAAACCACCAACCCCAACGGCCGTAACGTTGTGCTCTATTCAATTGAGCTAAGAGTGTGTTTAGGTACATAGACACAGAGAATGCCGACCACGCTCCTGGTTCTCTCACCTTAGTCCGACGTACCTTTGTTTTTATACAAAATTTCAATACAATTGTTTTCTATTTTTATTAGGTCTTCCTCAAAAATCATTTTAATTTTAATATTATTAAAATTCTCAACCAAACTCATTTTTAACCTATCTTTTTTAGAAAAGTATCCCTTTACTTCAAGGTATATGTCTTGTTTGGGTAAATAAAAATCTGGTGAGTATGTCTTTATCTGTCCGTTTAAATCATATTCTAAGTATTTCTTTCTCACCCATAAAATGTTTAATTCATTCATTTTTTCAGCTAACCTAAGTTCCCATGTACCTCTAACAATAAACTCATCACCTAACACATTTTTAATTTTATACCACTTAATGTGTTTAAATCCACCACCACCCATCTCTTCTAAAAATTTAGAACGTGCTTTTGATAACTTTTGTTTAGTTATAACACTAAGTTTAACTCCATTTCTGTCTGGCACATTTTTCCTCCACTCATCTGGTATTTTTAAACCCAATTTATAATGTTTATCATATTGATTTATGAAATCTTTTTTTATCTCACCATCTTTTACTTTTTTATTATAGTCAATAAAATTACTTTTATGGATCTTTCTTTTAGGATTTAGTTTACACCCATTTTGGTGTTTAACTAGGCTACCCCTATTATTAATCTCTTTACCACAAAATTCACATAAATTATTTTTCATAACATATAGACGTAATTTATGGAGTTTCGTTGTCTAACCAGTACTCCTGGAGGGACTTGAACCCTCGTGTGACCAACTACCCTTTCAACAAGATATAAGCTTGAGGGGATACAGGAGTATGTAGGGGGATTATAACCAACTGAGCTACATCCCCAAGATAAGGAAAGGGGAAGATGGTTGCGTGGACATCCCCTTTTATGATTGGCTTTACTTAGGTGTATATCTCCCAACTCCGATAACATCAACCGATATACACTCTCATGTTATGGATGTTATCATTCCCCAATCAACCTTTGCGACTTCGACGAAGTCATTAATTGTACCAATAAATCAAAGAACTCTTTCTTTTTGTCGGTGTGACAGGGTTCGAACCTGTGATCTTCTCGATATCAGCGAGATGCCTTAACCAACTTGGCCACACACCGTGTTAAAATAAAAAACCCGACTCTTTTTTTGGAATCGGGTTTGTTATATCTTTTTATGTTTTTTTTAGTTATCCTTCACAGACACTATCTAAATATAACATACCCTTACCATCACTAATAAAACACGGCTGATACCACTGATTACGATTACTGATATGTATGTTATTTGTTCTCATTGTTTTTCTGTTATTAATTAAATATGTTACAAATATAATAAAAGTTTTTTAAATGCCAAATTACTCTTCAAAATTTATGTGTGTGAATAGTTCTTTTGCTGCCTGAATCGGGAATTTAGACCCATACTGAGATATAAACATCACATCTTCCATCTCACTGTTTCCGTCTTGACAAGTTCCAATGTAAGCCTTATATCCATCGTATTCATCATAAACTAAAACAACACCAATAGAATCTCTACTCGTGAACCATGTGTAATCTACTATTCCCATCATCTTGTAATTCTTTCTACAAAGATAGGGGATTTATTTTGATTTATAACGATTTTTTGTTGTAATAATCGAAATAATCTTTTCTGTCTTTTAAAACCGTAAAAATGACAAAAGATAAAGAAAATACTGTTAAAAATATTGTTGCTATCATACAACAATATATACACATAAAGGGGTATAAAAGTTAGATTTTGAATATTATCAAATTGTTAATAATATTTTAAGACTTTTTCTAATTTATCTAAACTAGTATATAATGCATAATCTTTATTAAATGTAATATCATCACCCAACCATTCCTCAATCACATCTTCATCAACATCATAACCCCAATAACCGAATGATAAACCATCGGGATAATCTTTTTCAACAAAAAAGGAAACAGCAATTACTTCATCAAACCCATCACCCTCATAACCATCAATTTCTAATTCATCCCTTCTAAGTTCTAAACCTTGATGAACATGATACCATCCACCTCTTCCATTAAAATCTTTTGGGTTGATTTTATTTATTAAATTAGCTAACCTGTCTATTTCATTATGGTCTTTTAAATAAACCACACCTTGTGGGAGTCCTTTGTAATTTGGTGCCTCCCCTGTATTTTCTATCCAATCAAAAGGATTTTTATCATCTAATAAATCCTCTTCTTCTTTAACAGTTTCTTCACCACCACTAGTGTCTGATGAAGTGGTTGATCCACCACCAGAACCTTGTTTCCAATAACTTCTTTCAGGGTTATTTTCCCAACCAGAGTCTTTACTATTAAAATAATTATCATTACCCCAATGAACAGAATTTTTATCCCAATTAGAATCGTTTTCATCTGTCCACCCTGAACCCTCCTTTATATTTTTTTTACTAGTAACGTTTATATATTCAAGAACTTCACCACCATCAATATAAATACTATTATAATTATTTGAGTCCTCGTCAAATTTTTCTGTCATAAAACAAATATAATTTTCTTCTGGAAAATAATCATTATCCTCATTACCACAATGGATAATTACTCCATTATAAAATCCAGTTCTATCAAATTGTATTGCTGTGTTAGATAACCTATTATAATTAGGTACTGTTTTTTTAATATAATCAAAGATTATTTTGTGTTCATCAGCATCTAGCATGGAAATGTCAACCCAGTATTCATGTTTACCATCAAATGTGAAGTCCCAGTTTTTAAAGGTAGGTTCTGTTTCATCAAACCAATTACCAAACTCCTCAAAACTTTCTTTTAATATTTTTCTAATCCTATCTCGCATTTCCGCTGACTTTCATCATTTTCGTCACCACTTTTCTTATTTTTTTTACGAACAATTAATTTCATTAAATTAACCATTTTAGTAAAATAAATAAATTCTGCTGATTCAGAATTTATATTATAAGTTTTATTAAAGTGATTTATTAGTTTGACAGAATTAACCAAATCTTCTCTGTTTTTAGCTGAAAGAAGCAAAATTCTTACCCTTTCAAAAGCATTTTCTTTTGTTTCAATATTTTGAGTTTTTAAAAAGGCTAAAGACAATAACATTTTTTTAAATGAATTTTCTTGCATGTCAAACTTATTTAGTAATAAATATATGCAAAAATAATTAAATAAATTTATGTGGCAATATTTCTGTTTTAAAACCTATGGAACTTTCAAAAATGTTTTCAAGACTCCATGAACCGTCATGGTATACATTTGGGTATTCTGTATTTTCATATTGAAAATCAAAGTAAAATAATTGTCCTGTGGGTTGTACTAAAGGTTGTACGGATACTAGATCTTGGTTAAGGTTATTAATAATTTGTCTATCAATATTTCTAGTGAGTTCTTCAGATAATAATCTTGTTAATTCAGCTTCCACATCTATTCCATGAAAAGCTTGTAAATCTTGAGCTAATTCAGGTGTCCATGTTGTACGTAACCTTCTTGTGACCCCACCAAAATTAAAAGAGGTTACATCAAAATTTAATGAATTATCAAAATTAAATTTACGTATTTTATGTAATGGGTTCACTATTATTTAATCAAATTACCGTCCTTGTCAATCTTGGTTTTACCTCCTTTATGGTCAAACATGATAATACCATTATCAGTAGGAGCGACCAAAAAGTCAACCTTTTTATATTTCCAAGAACTTAAATCTGATTTAGCCTGATTTTCTTTAGTTTTAACTTGTATCGTGGTTGTTTTACCACCATCACTCATAATTAAATCAGTACCAAATAACATATCAATAAAATCACCATCACCACCTTGATAAAGTGTTTTCATCCCGTGCTTTTCTAAGATATCTCTAACATCATTTTCGGCTTGTTCACCTATTTGTGACCTGAAGGTAGTGTTTCTAACAAAACTTCTATATTCACTAATGTCTATATATTTGTCTAAGACTTTTTCTAATTTATCTTTTATAGACGATAAATAATTTTTAACACCCAAAACATCTTTTGTATTTAACTTTTGAACCATATTACCTCTTTTTAAAAGTTCGGTTAGTAGTTCAGCTAAATCAGCATAATTTGTATTTAATTTATTTATATAATCAAACTTACCTTTGGAATCAAATACTCTATTAACAGATTTTAATACTTTATTTTCATAATAACCACCATCTTCCGATATGTAATCATACCCACCTGATTGGTTATATTTTTTAGTATCGTAAAGTAATTTTAAAGGTCCTTGATATTTTTGGTTAACGTCTTTTAACTCCATCATTTGATTTAATTTAGAATTAATGATATTTTTTAATCCTAAACCAGAATCATCATATAAAAAAGTTTTTAAACTCCCTATTTTATGACATAATTCATTCTCATCTTTATCTGTAAAATGGGAGCAAGGTTTGTATTTTGTACGTTGGTCGCCAAATAAATTTAATTGTTCTTCCTTTAATATTTTTTTTATTGTTTCTTTCATCACAACAATAAATATCTTAAGTTTTAATTAACTTTTTATGAGCATTAACATTGTTTTCATTATATTCAACAATACTTAAATCCATTTCAGGTTTACCTCCCAAAAGAACATATTCACCTTTACCTTTTTGTTCTTTCCATTGTAGGTCAATTTCTTTGGGATACATTTTATGCCAAACAACGGTAGATTCTCTTCTTAAAATTTCTTTTGATTTATTACTTAAAGGAAATATATATCTAAATTGTTTTCCTCTAATTCTACGGATACCTTTTAACTTCATAAAATCAGGCGTCATCCAAAATAATTTCTCTTTACCCAAAAATTCAGCATTTTCTTTTAATAAAGCTTTTGAACTTCTAGGGTGTATTTTTTCACCTAATGGTGAGATATAGATATCAGTCCAAATAAAATTACCATAATAAAAATTGGAACCTTGATATACATAACCTACTTTACCCACAATACCATCTGCCCAAGTATAAAGAAATTTCTTTTCAGGTAGATTCTTTTTTATCCATCTTATGACTTGAGATAACATTTGTGATTCTGAATTTCTAGGCATTTTTTCATCCATACACATCTTACCTATCTCATAATAATCTTCTGATTTTAGATTAGGGAATAACTTTTTAATAGTTTGTAATGGTTGTGTACCCCAACCCAAGGTTAAAACACCAACCAATTCCTCCTCCAAAAAAATACCCAACCAATGTTTAGTTAACTTTGGCATAACTTTTGAATAGTGTCTCTCTTGTACAAATTCAATTGCGATTGTTTTTTCAATCTCTTTTATTTCAAAAAAATATTTCATGTATTAAAAAGCTAGTTCACTCATTTCATCACATTTAGGACAAGAATACCATTTTTTATATCTTGAATCAAAAACTTGTTTGGTACCCCCACAACAATCATATTCACTTGTTTCATCTTTTTTAGGTCTTATCTGTTCTTCATAAAGACATATAAGAGTCTTATCTAAGATATAAGCGTATCTATGTTTTCTGGTTCTATTAATCCAAACACCTTGAACTTCTTTTGTTGCACCTCTAGGATTTACCTTACCGTCCCATCTAAAAAAATCTGATTTCTTATCTGTTAGACCATAATAAGTAAAATTACATACTTGGTAAATACTACCACTATGTCTACTATCATCCGCTAGTGTAATAACTGCCCTAATACCTTCTTTTTTTAATAACTTTATACTACCACCTAAAAGATAAGAAGTTGCATTAGTTCCGTTTAATTGGGGTAATACACAAAGTCTACTAAGTTCTAATACAGTTTGGTCATCATTAGATAAACCGAACCAACCTTTGAGAGCAACATTACCCTGTGGATTGGAAAAGGTAGCGACGCCAATAATAGATTCATCCTCTCTATTGATTAAAGCGTAAGAGAATTTAGCAAAAAATTTAGCCTCACCTAAGTAGTGATAAGTTTTTAC